CCCGCTCTACTGGCTATCCTGCTGGCGATCTGACCGCCGCATGGGAAACGATGACCCTGGCAACCGAACGTGGTCGTGCATTCACCCTGGACCGCATGGATAACGAAGAAATGCTTGGGCTTGTTCTGGGTAATCTCGTTGCGGAGTGGATGCGTATGCACGTTTCTCCTGAATTGGATGCGTACCGCTTCTCGAAATATGCCAGTTTTTCCGGCATCAGTGAAGTGGGCACACCTGCAACACTGTCAAATTCCACGGTGCTGGCTGCAATTGATGTTGCCACTGGGCAGATGAACGCAGATGAAGTACCGGAAGATGGACGGATCCTCTTTGTGTCCGATACCGTGCAAACGTTTCTTGATCAAGCGGTAACTCGTTCGATGAACAACAATGAAACCACTGTTGTACGGCAAACGAGAAACTATAACAACATGCAGGTCATCATGGTGCCACAGACCCGGTTTTATAAGGGCATTACCCTGAACGCGGGCGCGACCAGTTCCGCGGGTGGATTTGTGAAAACCGCAAGCACTGGCCGGGACATTAATTTCCTGATGGTGCATCCCTCTGCTGTACTTCAACCGGTCAAGCTCAATCAGGTGAAATATTTCCCCCCCGAAGTAAATCAGATCAGTGACGGGCATCTCTGGCAGTATCGCCTCTATCACGATACGTTCGTGTACGAAAACCATGTTGATGGTGTGTACTCGCACATCAAGGCAAGCTAGGAGGTTATTATGTTCCTAGAAAAAGATGGTGTAAGGATTGAAATCCTGGTTGCGGTAGATATTGCCCGATTGAAATCCGCAGGCTACAAGGAAGTTACCCCCGAGGAAGCGAAACCGCTCACCCCCGAGGAGCAAAACGCCATAGCAATCGCCGAGGTAAACAAGTCAAAGAAAACCAAAGGCGGTGAGAAATGACACTTAAATCTATTACCCCCGCGGGTATGTTGAAAGACATCAACGATAACTTTGCTGATCTTGGGCCAGTAGGCAGCGTCAATGGTTTGGGCACGTTGCGAGTAGCCCGTTTTGAATTTGATTGTGCTGTTGCTGGAAATCTTCCCATTGGCGCGCATGGCACGGGAGTAATTCTGCCCATTTATGCAATTGTGGTGGGTGGGTTTATTGATGTCAACACGGCGATCACTGGTGATACGAATGCAACATTGGCGATCCATGTGCAAGCGGCAAACGATATTATCTCTGCCGCGGCGGTCTCGGGTGCGCCATACAGCACAATTGGTCGAAAAGCCATTGTGCCAAAAGCCAACACGCCCGAATCAACTTCGGTCAAATGCACCGCAGCGCGTGAGATCACCTGCACGGTTGCAGTTGCGGCATTGCTTACTGGCAAGCTCACTGGCTATCTGTATTATGTTGAAGGTATTGCAAGCGCATAAGGATCTAGGAAATGGCGCCTTACGCCGATTACACGTATTACACCGGCACGTATCTTGGCACTGCGATTGCATCGGCTGATTTTGCTGCATTGGCATTACGGGCATCAGCAGTAATTGATAGGATCACATTTCAACGTGCCGCGGTTGATTTTGCGGCAAATACAAACGTAACAGCAATCAAAAATGCTATGTGCGCGGTCGCTGAAGAATTGCAACGTCAGGATCGTGCCGGTGGATTGGATGCAATAACCAGCGAAAGCCAAGGCCGATACTCAGTATCCTATGCGGTGAATTCCGAACGGTCAAAAACCAATCTTCAGAAACAGCAGGACGCCGCACGTTTATACCTCGATGGTACATTCCTGATGTTCGCTGGTTTTGTTGATGGAGAATACAGCAGTGATTCCTAACTGTGACATTACCATTTACAACAAATATATTGATAACCGCGTTGAGAAATGGCAACGGTCTGAAATCTTAGAAGTTGGTTGGGAATTGACCGATGCGGTTAGTGCACTGCGTTGGAACCTAGCGGCAAACATAGCTGTAATTTTTATACCTTTTGACCGCAAATTAACCGGTTACGTTAGTCCTAAAACTTGGCAAGCACTTGCGGATAAATCAGATCGTTGGACATTACAACAAGGCGATGTGATTGTGAAAGGCATTGTTACTGATGAGATTGACAGTGATTTCACAATCACTGACCTTCGAGCGGCAAACGATAATGTGGTTGTAATTGCAAGTGTAGACGCAATGGACTACGGTTCACCGGCGGTGCAGCATTTTGAAGTAGGTTGCAAATGATCAATCAGCCGCGGGATGTGACTGTACGTAAATCTGGCAACAAAGCGGAATTGGCCTGGAATATCCGGCTATCTTCTAAGTGGTCAGAACGCTATGGAGCTGCGCAAGTGTTTGTTGACAATGAAGTATTGTTACAAGAGTGAACCTTACACTCCCCGTCTTACGGGAACGCTTGTTCGCTCTGGCATTCTTGGCACGGATATTGGTTCTGGAAAAGTGCAATGGATTGCACCGTATGCACGTTATCAATACTATGGCAAGGTCATGGCCGGTAAGCCAAGAAAGCCAACAAGCAAAAACCTTGTCTATCATGGCGGTGGTAAACGTGGTGCGTTCTGGTTCGAGCGCATGAAAGAAGTATCCGGTAAAACCATTATCGATGGTGCAAAGAAAATCGCAGGTGGCAAAAAATGAGTGTTCTATCAGCAATACGGACATTCATACTCACTTACAGTGGTCTCAACGATGACGCTGGAATGCTCATCGATGTTCTTGGCAAAACTCCCACGCAGTATGCTCTTGTGCCATTGCCAGGTACGAAACTTCTGGAAACATATCTTGACAATAGCTCGCTCCGTCAGTATCCGTTTGCATTGCAAAGTATGGAAAGCACCGCGGATGATGTTACACGACTAGCCAACGTTGAATTTTACGAAGCGTTCACTGAGTGGCTTGAAAATCAAAACACTGCTGGCACCTTGCCAACTCTCGGTAGTGGCAAAACCGCTGAGACTATCGAGTCTCTTGGTCAACCTATATTATTTGAATTCGGTGAGAGTGGCACTGGGATTTATCAACTCCAGTGCCGTCTCACATATCAGCAAAATGCTCCGTAGGAGAAAAACACAATGGCAAAAGTAAAACGATCACAATTCTGGACATTTATCAACACAACCCCGGCATCATCTGCAACCTATGTCAAACTTGGGCCCGGTGTGACCACAGGGCTTGTGAACTACAACCCCGAAGTTTCGACTGAAACATATATCCATGAGGATATAGCAACAATCTCAGTTGAGAAATACGCACCCACCATGCCGATTGAAGCGACGTGTATAAACACGGATGCGATCTTTGAATTTATTGATGGGCTGCGCCGCACAGCTACAGGCCCAGCCACTCTATCAGATGCTGAGACAGATATTCTTTTGGTTTATGGTTACGAAACGGCCGTAAGCACGGATCAATATCCCGCCCAAAAACAGCCGGTATCAGTCCAGATTGATAGTTTTGGTGGCGAAGGTGGTGTAGCGAATAAGATCAATTTCACCCTGAACTTTAGAGGTGCGCCCACGCCTGGTTTGTATGACGTTTCAGCAAATAGCTTTACCCCGTAACGAAAAGCCCACTCGCACGGGTGGGCTTTTTTGAAAGGATATAAATTATGGAAGGTTTAACCGAAGGTCGCATGGTTCACTTTGTTGCTAGGGATGGCATGCACCGCTCCGCCGTAATCACGCATGTTTGGAATAAAGAAACCGGAATGATAAACCTGTTTGTTTTTCCAGATGGCTCTCATTCGATAGAAAGCACGACTCCCACATCTATTTCATTTGATGCAACAGGTGCTGTCAATACCTGGCATTGGATTGAAAAGGCATGATCGATTCATTGCAGATCAATACTGGTGAAAAGCGAATCCCTATCGTGCGTGATGGTGAAAGCGTGGGCGAAATTGTTTTCAATCCGTCGGATGTGGTTTGGGTTGAAAGGTTTTACAAAATAGTCTCTGAGTTTCAAATCACGCTCACAGACTACCAGACCCGTTATAAGGCTCTTGAAAAAGACAAAGACGGTAAGCCTGTACAAGTGGATGTATCTTTAGCATTGCTGCATGATGCTTGTACCTATGTCAGAGAGAAAATTGATTATGTGTTCGGCTCGGGAACATCACAACTTGTTTTTGGTGACGCAATGGTGATCGAAGTGTTCCCCCAATTCTTTGATGGCATTACGCCGCATATAAAAACCGTGCGTGCCGAAAAAATTGAGAAGTACACAGGCAAGCAACGCAAGAGAGTTTTGAAATAAACATCCTCACCGAATCTCCACCTGATAGCGTTGAGATAAACCATACTGAGTATAAGGTTGTCTCCGATTTTAGAACTTGCTTGCGAATCATTTTAGCCTTTGAAGATGAAGAATTAACTCCGCAAGAAAAGCAAGTAATTTTACTCAGTATGTTGTATCCCATTATTCCTCCTG